ACCTTAATTTTAGATAATACCTCCATAGTTATATTTGGTGGAATTGGAAATCCCGCCGCAGTACTTAGAGCAAGTACACCTTGAGAAATCCCCATTGCGGCAGGTGGTGGAATTACACGCACATCTTCTTCCAAGTCGTGTTCTTTTTCTAACTTTAAAACACCATACTTTGAAGCATATTCATTTACAGTTGAATTTACATTTCCAATTTTATGATAAATTTTACTATATAAATCATCAACTGATGCCATCTCTAAAGGATTAATTGGAGGAATAGGAAAACTATAAGTAGCTTGAGCGGCTTTTGTCTTCAAAAAATCCTTTGACATACCTGACATTTTACTTACATCTGGCTTATAAGCTCCTCCCCTCATTTCCTCTTCACTACCAAAAAAATCAACTATTGATTCTAGATAGGGTTGAAATCCTTCTGTAAATCGTTCTTGTTCCTCTTTAGTCAATAATGGGTTTCCTTCATTATTGAGAACTTGAGCGGCCCATCCCTTTCCATCAGTTTTAACAATAGCATTAATAACTCTCATAATCCCATCAGTTGATTTATATAATCTTTCAGGCATATGTTCATTTATAAGTTCATCATTAATGCGCTCTCTGAGCTCATTAAAACTGTAACTTTGTGAACCTGATAAACTCATCCTACTTTTCCATCCTTTTTATTTACTTGCCATTTTTTTACTCATTTATAACCGGACATAATAAGCAAATAAAAATATACTGTATTTTCTTTTACTTATTTCCTTTAAAATTATTTAAGCACTACACATTGTACAGCCTTCATCTGCCGCATATTTTTTATGAAGACGTTCCTGTTCTGATTTTTCTGCTGCCTTTTGTAATTCAGGGTCAATTGTAAACTTTTGAGCCATCACTGGCGCTCTTGTACGCAAGTAATAAATACCTGTCTTAAGCCCTTGTTTCCAAGCATAAAAGTGCATAGATGTCAATTTAGCATAATTTGGGTCCGCAACAAACAGATTCAATGATTGACTTTGACAAATAAATGCTCCACGCGCAGTTGCCATATCAATCAGTGTCTTTTGTTTAATTTCCCAAGAGGTCTTATACAGTTTTTGAATTGATTCTGGGATTTGTTCAATTCCCTGAATAGAACCATTTCTTGCGATAATCTGTTGCTTCATCATCTCATTCCACAAATCAAGCTTCTCCAAATCCTTCATCAAATGCTTATTAACAATAATGAATTCACCTGCTAAAGTTCGACGAGTGTAAATATTTGAAGTGAAAGGCTCAATACACTCATTAAATCCAAGAATCTGTGAAGTAGACGCTGTAGGCATTGGTGCCATCAACAGAGAATTGCGAACACCATATTTGGAAACTTTATGTTTCAAACTAGACCAATCTAGACTATTATCTACATCCGTAAGTGGTGTTACGCCCCACATATCATACTGAAATTGTCCCTTTGACATTGGACTTCCTTCATACGTTGAATATGTTCCCTCTTTCTCTGCCACTTCACAAGATGATTCTACCGCAGCATAATAAATATGTTCAAAGATTCTTTGGTTAAGTTCAGATGCTTTATCAGATTCCCAAGGCATACGCATCATTGCGAATACATCTGCTAGGCCTTGTACTCCAAGACCTACTGGACGATGACGCATATTTGAATTTCTTGTTTCTTGCGTTGGATAGTAATTAATATCAATCACACGATTTAGGTTACGAATAGCTACTTTTACAACTTCACGCAATTTTTCATAATTAAATGTCCTTTTCTTAGCATCAACATACATAGGAAGAGCAATTGATGCCAAATTACATACCGCTGTCTCATCTGGTGCTGAATATTCAACAATTTCTGTACAAAGATTTGAACTCTTAATTGTACCAAGATTCTTTTGATTTGATTTCTTGTTACAAGCATCCTTATACAAGAGATAAGGTGTACCAGTTTCAATTTGTGAATCAAGAACTTTAAACCAAAGTTTTTGAGCATCAATCTGTTTGCGACCACGACCTTCTGCTTCATACTTCTCATACAGTGCCTTGAACTCATCTCCATATACATCCGCTAGACCAGGAGCTTCAGAAGGACAGAAGAGAGTCCAAGGCTCATTCTTCTCTACACGTTCCATAAACAGGTCAGGAATCCAAAGAGCATAAAAGAGGTCACGACAACGCTCTTCTTCAGAACCAGTATTCAGTTTGAGTTTTAGGAAATCCTCAACATCAGCGTGCCAAGGCTCCAAATAAATAGCGAATGAACCATTTCGTTTACCACCACCCTGGTCAACATATCGAGCAGTATCATTAAAGTTTCTTAGCATAGGTACAATTCCATTTGAAGTTCCATTTGTACCTTTAATCAAAGCGCCTTTAGCACGAATATTATGAATATGAAGGCCAATACCACCTGCGTGTTTTGAGATTTGAGCACACTCCTTCAAAGTATCATAAATACCTACAATTGAGTCATCTTTCATTGCGAGAAGGAAACAGGAGCTAAGTTGTTGACGAGGAGTGCCTGCGTTAAAGTTGGTAGGTGTGGCGTGAATGAAATATTTCTGACTTAGAAGGTCATACGTCTCAAACGCTTTCTCCAAATCAACCGAACCCCATAGCGCAAGTGATACTCGCATAATTAGATGTTGTGGGCGTTCAAGAGTCTTCCCCTTAGTATCACGAAGTAGATATTGTAGTTTTTCTAGAGTTTTGAATCCAAAGTAATCAAAGAGGTAATCACGTTCATAGTCGATTTTAGCATCAATTTGGGCACTATATTTTTGACAGATTTCGACTAGTTCTTGGGAAACATTACTGGTTTTTTCGCCTGTTTTATCAAGTGTTTGATTGGCGAGTGCTTGGACAACTTCAGAGAATTTATCTGAAGTATTACGATGATGATTTGAGATGGCAATCCTGGAGGCAAGTGTCCCATAATCTGGGTTTGTTGTCATAAGAGAGATAGATAGTTGCGCTGCGAGTTCATCAAGTTCAGAAGTCTTAACTCCATCATAAATTCGAAGTAGAGTTCGCTGGGCAATAAGAGTTGGATTTACCTCCAAATCTTTTGCTGCTATACGAATTCTATTCAATACTTTGTCAAAAGACACATCTTCCTTGGAACCATCGCGCTTAACGACTTGCATACTAATCATTGACATCTTTCCGGAATTCTATGCGGGACGCAACCCTAATCAATTTTTAATAATAACGCAATTATATAGGGAAAATGAATACTATCCTAATTGGAATTACAATTGTAATAATTGGGCTTGTAGTTTTTATGTCAATGAATAAATCTAGTTTTGTAAACTATGTAGCACATTATGCTCCTAAGTCTCAAAAGAATTGGTTCAATCGCCCTGGTTGGGAAAGATTTGGCTTCCCATATTATTCTTTTTGGGAAAACTTTGAAAATTTAAATGATAGACCTGCTGAAATCAGTGCGGAATCTGAAGAACAGGCTGCTCTTTTAAACAGAAAAGTTGGCAATGAAGGAGCTGTTATGGAGTTTCCTCCCGACTCTCCTGGACCTGCCAATCTTTATAATAATCAGCCTTATCATTTACTTGGTGATGAAATGGAGCCACCTCGTGTAAAAGAAACTATTTCTTGCGTAAATAGTCGCTCCTGTTATGCTACTGACTTTCAAAGAATGGTTGATAAAACTGGAAACTTCCGTCAATGGACAAATAACTATAAACGCAATTATCCAGATAGCTGCTCAGCACCTTATCAAGAATTAGTGCTCAATTTCTATAAGACTGACCCAATGCCTATTCCACAAAATAATACTGGTGGTAGTGTAAGTGAAGTTGGGTTTGGATTAAATTAAAGTTCTAAAATAGAATGGAAGCTAATCAAATTGTTTTCTTAATATTAATTTTTGTTGTAGTAGGGATATTATTTATCTTGAATATTTTAACTAAAGCCTATGTTTGGGGCAATTGGCTAAATAGAATGAAAAATAGTTCTGGAAACTACAATACTGGTAAAATATTAATGATGGTTGCCGCAGCTGTTGCTCTTTATTTTCTTTTATCATTTCTATTTATGCGTAAAAGTCCTGTCAGAGCATCTTTAACCCGCTCTAAAGATGACACAAATTAATATTTATAACTTATAGAAATGAATAACTTCGAAGGTGCTATGTTTTTAATACTTATTATAGTAATTATTATTGGAATAATTGCTATAAAGTTTTTATATGATTTATGGGCAACATCTGTTACATATAATCTGTTAAAAAATAATTCAGGAGCGCTTTCTGGAAAGCGTGTGATTATTTGGTTGGCTATAATTGGTATTATTGCGTTAGTATTAGGTTTTCTTGGGAAACGGCAACAGGCTGGTCAACACTAAGCCCATTTTCATCTAATTTATTAAATATAATCATACACTTTTCTTCTTTTGGCTTTTTGGCAGGCCGTGTAGATTCTGGAACTACAAATTCTCCACGTTTTGCTTTTTCAACATCTTCCCAAAATTGGTCAATAACTGGTTTAATTGAAGCCCACCATTCTTCACTTCGAGTGATGAGCTGTTCGTGCCATTGAATTAACCGCCAGGGAATAATTTCTACCAATTCTTCATTTTCTTTAATTTCAGGTGTCCACTCTACATCGACATTTACAGGACTATAAATATAATAGAACTCACTATCACCTTTCATT